TCATGGGCCAGGGCAACCCGCAACTCGCCCTGCTCTACGCCAAGGCGCAACGGGACTGGCAGACGCAGAGCCCGGAAGTGGCGCAGCACATCCAGATGACGGCGATCGAGGGCGGTGATACCACGACCTCGGGCTGGGCCTCGGAGTGGGTGTACAACCAGAATCTGGTGGGCGAGTTCATCGACCTGCTGCGGCCGATGACGGTGATCGGCAAACTCGGCGGTCTTCGCCGCGTGCCGTTCAACGTCCGCGTGTCGGGCGCCGATAGCGGCTCGACCTCCTACTGGGTCGGTCAGGGCAAGGCGATCCCGGTCTCCAAGATGAACGCCATCGAGGTGACTCTGGGCATCGCGAAGGCCGCCGGCCTTGTCGTGCTGACCGAGGAACTGGTGCGCTCGTCCGATCCCTCGGCCGAGATGAAGGTGCGCGACGACCTCCTGGGCTCGATCACGGAGTTCCTCGACCGTCAGTTCCTCGACCCGACCGTGGCCGCCGTCTCGAACGTCTCGCCGGCCTCGATCACGAACGGCGTGACGGACCTGACGCCGACGGGGACCACGCTTGCGACGTTGCGGGCGGACATCCAGACGTTGTTCAAGAACTTCATCAACGTCAACGATGACCCGACCACGGCAACGTGGATCATGGACACGGGGCAAGCTCTCGCGATCAGCATGATGCAGAACGCGCTTGGGCAAAACGAGTTCCCGGGGCTCACGATCAACGGCGGAACTTTCGCTGGCCTGCCGGTCGTAGTGTCGAACTCCGCGAACGTTGCGGGGAGCCCGGACTCGGGCCGCATGATCATCCTCGCGAAGCAATCCGACATCATGATCGCTGAGGGCGGTCTGGAGATCGACGCGAGCCGCGAGGCATCGGTCGAAATGAGCGATGTGCCGACGGGCGATGCTGCCGCCGGCACGGCGGGAACCACGAGTTTGGTGAGCATGTTCCAGTCCAAGTCGGTCGCTGTCCGGGCCACGCGGTTCGTGAACTGGAAGAAAAAGCGCAGCACCGCGGTCGCCTACATCGGGCACGCGGCCTACGTCGCCTAAAACGGCGGCGCTGTAGAAACCAAGGGCGGGAGCCGCGTTCGGCACCCGCCCGCTTTGGAGAGCATATGGTCAAGATGATCGCTGTCACGGACGGCCATCAGTACGCAGGCCGTGTTCTGTCCAAAGACGAGAAGTTCGATTGCGAGGATCGGTTCGTTGCCGTCCTCGAAGGTCTCGGGCGCGCGCGCCGCGCCGAGCAGGAATACGCCACACGCGAGCTTCGGGCGGCACCGCCTTCCCGTCGTGGCCGGCCGAGGGGGCGCTAGATGCGCCTGTTCGGCTTCCAGATCACCAAGGTCAAGGCGCAGACCTTGGAATCCGTCGGGCATTCGAGCGGCGGCTGGTTCCCGGTGATCTCCGAGCCGTGGGGCGGTGCGTGGCAGCAGCATGTTCCGATCGACGCGAGCCGGGATGTGCTGGCCTTCTCGGCGGTGTTCGCCTGCGTAACGACCATCGCGCGAGATGTCGCCAAGCTGCGCGTGCGGCTGATGCAGGAGGGTGTGGACGGCATCGGAAGTGAAGTAGAGGACTCGCCTTTTCTGGCGTTCTTCCTGCGCCCGAACCATTACCAGACTTGGCAGAAGTTCATCGAGCAGTGGATGGTCTCGAAGCTGCTCTATGGCAATGCCTACGTGCTGAAGGAACGCGAGCCGCAGCGGCGGCTGGTGTCGGCGGCCTACGTGCTGAACCCGCGGCGCGTGACGCCTCTGGTGGCCGATGCGGGGGACGTGTACTACGAAGTGGAGCCCGACGAGCTGTCGCGCGTGCCGGAGAAGGTCATCGTTCCCGCCCGGGAGATGTTCCACGACTCGATGACGTGCTTGTTTCATCCGCTGATCGGGGTCTCGCCGCTCTACGCTGCCGGCATCTCGGCCACGCAAGGGCGGCGCATCCAGACGAACAGCACTCGGTTCTTCGACAACTTGAGCCGCCCCTCGGGTGTACTGACGGCTCCGGGCAGGATCGACGACGAAACGGCCAATCGCGTCAAAAAGGAGTTCGAGCAGAACTACAGTGGCGCGAACATTGGGCGCACGATGGTCGCCGGCAGTGGGCTGGAATACAAGGCGATGACCATCCCCGCCGAGCAGGCGCAACTGATCGAGCAATTGAAGTGGACGGTCGAGGACGTGGCGCGGACGTTCCACGTGCCGCTATTCAAGATTGGCGGGCCGGTGCCGGCCGGCAGCACGATCGATGCGCTGAACCAGATGTATTACAACGACTGCCTGCAGGAGTTGCTGGAAGCTGCTGAAGCCGTGCTCAACTTCGGCCTTGAATTGCCGGCCCGGCGTTTCCCAGAGTTCGACCTCGACGGGCTGCTGCGCATGGATCAGATGGCGCAGATCACGATGCTGGCCGAGGGCGTCAAGTCGGGCATCCGAGCACCGGACGAGGCGCGCGCGCGGCTCAACCTGCCGCCGGTGCCGGGCGGGAAGTATCCCTACCTCCAGCAGCAGAACTTCTCGCTTGAGGCCCTGGCGAAGCGTGACGCGCAGGAGGACCCGTTCGGCACGAAGCCCAAGCCCGAGCCGGTCGCGCCGCCAGCGGCGAACGACGACGAGGGCGAGGAGGAGGCAGAGGAGATCGCCGCCGCCCTCACCGACCTGATCATCCGCGACCTGGAGGCCGATCTTGTCCAAGCCTGACCTTGCGCCCTATGCGGCGCGCGTGGTGGCTGCGGTGAAGTCCTATGTCTCCAAGGCCGAGGCGGCCATGACCGCTCGCCTGGATGCTCTGGAAGTGCGCCTCACGGCCATGCCAGCGCCGGAGAGGGGCGAGCCCGGCGCCCCCGGCAGGGACGCCGACATGGAAGCCGTGCGCGAGTTGGTCACGGCGGCCAAGGCCGAGGCTAAGGTCGAGCTGAACGCCTGCCTTGACGCATTGGAACAGCGCCTGAAGGCCATTCCAGCGCCGCAGAAGGGTGACCAGGGCGCGCCCGGCACGCCTGGCCGGGATGTGGACATGGATGCGGTTTCCGAGTTGATCTCCATCGAGGTCAAGGAACAAGTCGCGAAGATCCCCCCAGCGAAGGATGGTGCCACCGGCAAAGATGGCCAGAGCGTGCACCCGGACACCCTGACCCTCATGGTGCGCGAGGCTGCCGAGAAGGTCGCCGCGGCGCTGCCCAAGCCCAAGGACGGCCGCGACGGCTTCAATCTGGAGGACATCCAGATCGAAATGGGCGCGGACGGCCGCACGCTGTCGCTCAAGTTCGTTCGGGGTGAAGACGTTGTGCAGCGCGACATTCGCATCCCGGCGATGCTCTACCGCGGGGTCTGGCGGGAGGGCGAGCACGAGCCCGGCGACGTCGTGACCTGGGGCGGCTCGGCCTGGCACTGCAACGAGAAGACGACGGAGAAGCCAGGCGCCTCTCAGCACTGGCGGCTGATGGTGAAGGAAGGGCGTCCTGGCAAGGACGCAGGTCAACGCGCGCCGCGCGGCGACTCCGTGGTGCGGATGCGATGAACCGCTGCGACGGATTCCTGCTCGAGAGGGTGACGGAGCCCGAAGTCGAGCCGGTGACGCTTGAGCAGGTGCGCTTACACCTTCGCGAGTTCGCAGGCTCAGATGCCGATGCGCAGATCCTCGAACTCATAACGGGGGCGCGCGAGTGGGTCGAGGACTTCACCGGCCGCGTGCTGGTCGATCAGACCTGGCGCCTGACGGTGACGGAGCACCCCGCGCTCTGGCAGAACGTGGACTCGGACACCGTGAGCGGTTACTACCGCGGCCCGTACTACGCGCGCTCGGATGGCAGGATCATGCTGCGCAAGTCCCCGGCGATCGAGATTAGCTCGATCAACGAAGTCGCCGCGGACGGCACGGAAACGCTGGTCGATGCTTCGACCTACGAACTGCGCGAGGCGGATTCCAAGTGGCCGAGCGTGGCGCCAGTGTCCGGCAGCCTGCCGCGCAACGCGCGCATCGTGTTCCGCGCCGGCTATGTCGATCGCACCGGGAGCCCGGTGCAGGACATTCAGATGATCCCGCAGCGATTCAAGCAGGCCGTGCAGTTGTGGGTCGAGGCCATGTACGACCGCGACGAGAAGATGATGGAGAAGCTCCTGCTGGCTGCCGAAAACTGCGTGCGGCTAGAGGTGGTTCATTTGCAATTCGCATGAGGTATCCATGTCCGAAATTCTCACCGTGAAGTTGAAGCGCAACGGCTGGCCCGAGGACGAGGCGCCGGCGATGATCGAGGAGTCGCTGCTCGCGTATACCGAGGGCGGCTTCGAGGACGACAACGAGATCACGAAATGGCGCGAGTGGCGCCTGGACGGAAAGATCGTGAAGCGCGGCGTGCATGTGCATTTGAAAAAGAACGTCGCGGCGGAAGCGGTGGCGGCGATGTTCGGCAAGTAACCAAAGGAGACGGCGATGGGAAGCATTCTGCGGTGGCTGATGGTCCCGGTGGCGGTGTACGCCGAGAGGTTCCTGCTGCTCTACGCGAACTCGCAGGCCATGACGAGCGCGTTTAAGAGAGACATCTTGAAGGGCTTCCACAACCTCGGCGGCACGGACAACCCGGCACGCTCGGTGAACACGTCCGACGCCTACAAGCTAGCGCTGTAC